CCCGCCAGCTCGAGCGGCTCCAGCAGCCCCAGCGGCGGCGCAGCCCCATCCCACCGTACGGGCGGTGGGCGGCATGAGGTCCCGCTCCGACCACCGCCGGCTCGTCGCCCTCGGCGACCGGCTCGCCGAAGCCGACGCCATCCGCGCCAAAGGCGCCTGCCGGGACATCGACGTCGCCGTGTTCTTCCCGGAGATCCCCCACTTCGGGATGAAGGGCCGCCCCGACGGATTCGACCCGTACGCCCAGGCCCGACGCATCTGCGCCGGCTGTCCCGTCCGCGACGCCTGCCTCAAGTTCGCCGTCGACGGCCACGAACCCGCCGGCATGTGGGGCGGCCACTCGCCCGAGGAACGCGCGGCCATCCGCGCCCAACGCCGACAGGAGAGGACCGGATGAGCCGCACCGCCGAACAGGACCAGCGCGACACCCGGTGGATGGACCAGGCCAACTGCCTCGGCGTCGACCCCGACCTGTTCTTCCCCAGCCGCGGCGAATCGACCGCCGAGGCCCGCGCCGTGTGCGCCGGCTGTGTCGTCCGCGCCGAGTGCCTGGAGTACGCGCTCGAGGGCGCCGAGAAGTTCGGGATCTGGGGCGGCATGTCGGAGCGCGAGCGGCGCCGCATGCGCAAGGCCCGCAACCAGGCCCGCCCCGATCGTGGGGGAGTGGCATGACCACCGACCCACACTCCCGGCCGCACGGCCAGGCCGACGCCCAACTCGAGGGCCGCTACTGGCCCGCCGAGCCCGAGCCGCCCCGCCGGCGTGACGGCACCATCGACATCCGGGCCCTCTGCCGCCGCTGGGACGACGAGGCCAACCAGTGACCGTCGCCACGGACCTCACCGAGGCCGAGCTCCAGGCCCACGTGATCGACCTCGCCCGCATGCTCCGTTGGCGCGTCGCCCACTTCCGCCCGGCCATGACCAAGCACGGGTGGCGCACCCCCGTCGCCGCCGACGGCAAGGGGTTCCCCGACCTCGTGCTCGTCCGCGACCGGGTGATCTTCGCCGAGCTCAAGTCCCGCACCGGCCGCGTCGGCGCCGACCAGCAGGCGTGGCTCGACGCCGCCCGAGCCGCCGGCGCCGAGGCCCACGTGTGGCGGCCCGCCGACCTGCAGACGATCGCTGAGGTACTCCGATGAGCGCCCCCACCCCGACCGATGCAGGCGCCGACGACGAGACGGATCGCTGCCCTACCTGCGGAGTGGCACTGCCTGACCCGCGGCACATCATCGACCAGGCGAACCGGACGCTCGCCGAGCAGGCGAGTGGGGCGGCGTCATGAGCGGCCTCACGAAGGCGCAGCGGGCGATGCTCGACGACATCGCCGCCACCGAACGCGGCGTGCTGTACGTGCGGCGATTCAGCCGCTACGGACGAACGGTCGAGGCGCTGGAGAAGCGGGGGTTCGTCGTCAAAGTGGAGCCGGACCACTCGACGATCGGCATGGACGGCTGGTCGCTGGCCCCGTCCGCCGTCCCCGCCACCGAGTGCCCCATCTGCCATCCACCCGAGGACGGCATGGTGCGGGTCGACCCGACGCACACCGTCGGCGTGGAGTTCGTGACTGACGATGAACACGCGGCCCTGCACCCCGGCTGGCGCCCCGCCGCCGACACAGCCACGGAGCACAGCGATGCCTGAGGTCGTGTGGATCGAGGTCGACTGCCCGCAGTGCGGCAACGTCAACCGGCGCGCTCGTCGACAGTGTGACCGGTGCAAGGGCACCGGCAAGGTCAGGAAGTCCGACCCCGCCGACGACACAGCCACAGAGGACCAGCAGTGAGCGGCCAACGCGGTGCCGGCACCCCGTTCGGCGCGACACCCACCCACCACACCGACGAACCCGGCACCTGGCGGCACGTCACCCTCATCGCCCTCGGCTGCGCGGCCGTCGTCGCCGCCATCGCCGGAATCGCCTGGCTCTGCGGAGCGTGGACACCGTGACCGCCACCGTGACCGACCTGTTCTGCGGCGCGGGCGGCAGCTCCCTCGGCGCCGCCTCGGCGGGCCTCGAGCTCGTCATGGCCGCCAACCACTGGTCGACCGCCATCGACGTCCACCAGGCCCACTTCCCCGAGGCGGCGCACGACTGCGCCGACATCACGCAGGTCGACCCCCGCCGCTACCCGCGCACCGACATCCTGCTCGCCTCGCCCGAGTGCACGAACCATTCGCAGGCCCGCGGCGTGTCCCGCAAACAGCAGGACCCGACCCTGTGGGACGCGCCCGACCCCGCCGCCGAGCGGTCGAGGGCGACGATGTGGGACGTCTGCCGGTTCGCCGAGCAGATGCGGTACGACGCCATCGTCGTCGAGAACGTCGTCGAGGCCACGAAGTGGGTCGGCTGGCGCGGCTGGTCACAGACGATGGCCGACCTCGGCTACGAGCGCCGCATCTTGTCCCACAATTCGATGCACCACGGCGTCCCCCAGTCCCGGGACCGGATCTACGTCGTGTTCTGGCGGCGCGGGCTGCGCCCCGACCTCGAGCTCGAGCAGCAGGCGTGGTGCCCGCGGTGCGACGCCACCCGGACCGTCCGGCAGGCGTGGAAGAACGACCGGACCGTCGGCCGCTACCGGCAGCAATGGCACTGGGCATGCACCACCTGTGGCGCGACCGCCGAGCCGTCGACCAGCCCCGCTGCGGACATCATCGACTGGGACCTCGACTGCCCGCGCATCGGCGACCGACGCCGTCCCCTCGCCGCGGCCACCCGGGCGCGCATCCTCGCCGGGCTGCAGCGCTACGGCTGGGCGCCGGTTATCACCGCCGGCGCCGGCCACGTGTGGGAGGGCACGCCCGGCATGCGGGCCCGGCCTGTGCACAGCGCCCCGCTTCCGGTGCAGGGCACCACCGCCCAGCACGCCCTCGCGACGCCGCCGCCGTTCCTGCTGCAGACCGCCCACGGCGGCCGGGTGCACGAGCTCGACCGGCCGCACCCGACCGTTTGCGCGAGCGACGACCGGCTCGCGCTCGTCGTGCGGAGCAACGGGTTCACCGGCAGCGGCCAGCAGGGCCGGTTCAGCTCGACGACCGAGGACCCCCTGCCCACGCTCGTGACGACGCAGCGCCCCGCGCTCGTCGTCACGAACCGCCGTCACCACACGCCGCGCCCGGTCGCCGAGCCGCTCACGACCATCTGCGCCGGCGGCAATCACCACGGCCTGCTCATGCGGAACAACGGTGGGGGAGCGGAGATGGTCACCCCGACCGACGAGCCCGCCCGCACGGTCACCACGAAGGGCCACCAGTCGCTGCTCGTGCCGTACAACGGCACCGGCCAGGCCAAGCGCGACAGCGAACCGCTCGGCACGCAGCCGACCCGTGACCGGTGGGCGCTCGTCGACCCCGACCAGATCGTCGACGACTGCGGATTCCGGATGCTCGAGCCCCACGAGATCGCCGCCGCCATGGCCTTCCCCGACGGCTACATCCCCACCGACCTGACAAAGCGCGACCGGGTGAAGCTCGCCGGCAACGCCGTCACCCCGCCCGTCATGACGTGGATCACCGGGCGGCTACTTCAAGCGCTCGAGGCGGCGTCGTGAGCCTGCTCAGCCGCGACCATCGCGAGCTCGGCCGCCTCATGGCGACCCTGCAGCCGCTCCTGCCGGACCGCCGCCACCCAGTAGACGCCCCCCGCGTCATACCGGACCACCGTCGCCACCAACCGGCGGCGGTCGTCCATCCCGCGCCAGGCGACGACCGGGACACCGCCACCGTGCGGCCGCCAGTCGAGCGCCATAGCCCCGGAGGGTACGACCCCGCCGCCCGGTGCGCCTGGTGCCGCACCATCCTCGCCCCTCCGATCAGCGACAACACCCCAGCCGACTGCGCCGTCTGCCGCGCCACTGGATCCGCCACCCGAACCAAGGGGACCCGGCCGTGACGGTCCCTAGCCCGCCCCGAGGCGCCGTCGCCGCGCAGCCCCGCCAGCTGTTGGCCGACCGCGGTGAGGTCGCCCGCTGGCGCCACACTGACCGGCTCCCCGCCCTCGAGCTGTCGCTGCGCGCCGCGGGCAAGCACGGCGGCTACCCCGAGCAGCCCGCCCACGTCCTCGTCTCCCCCCACCCGGTCCGCATGGAGGGCATCACCGACCCGGCCGAGCTCCGCCAGATCGCCTGGTGCCTCCTCGCCGCCGCCGCATGGCTCGAACGCCAACACCCCGCCCAGCCCGAGCCGGCGGAGCCGGCGGAGCCCGACCCCCAGATGACCGTGTTCGACTTCGTCGAGGCCACCCCATGACCGACCGGCTGGGAGGCGCCAGGCTTCACTACCGCGCCCAGGACGCTGTCCGAGAACGACTCCACCTCCGCAACCCTGACCGGCTGGGGGTCGTCTACTTCATCGTTGACCAGCGCAACCGCGCCGTGAAGATCGGCTGGACCGGAAGAACGCCAGAGACGCGGCGTGCTGCCTTACAGATCGGCTCTTCCGTACCGCTCATCATTGCCGGTTCCATCCCTGCCCGGGAGTCGTACGAGCAGTGGGGGCTGCACAACGAGGTGGGCGAGAGCCACGTCAGGGGCGAGTGGTTCCGCCTCAACGGCCATGTCGTCGCGGTCGCCTGGGAGCACGGAGTCGATCTCATGCCGTACGTCCCGAGGTCACAGCGCCAGCGAATGGCCGACGCGGTTGTCAGCTACCTGCCGGGGTTCGATGACGCCGATCGCTGGCTTCGCCATCAGGGCGCCGCCCAGCCGGTTCAACTCTCCCTGTACGAGGCCACCACGCCATGACCATGCTCGACGACGACCAGCTACGCCAGCTCCTCGCCGCGCCGACCCTCGGCGCCTGGCGGCGCGAGCACGGCGTCACCGGCCCGTCGCCGTACGCCCGCCATGCCCTCGCCGTCGCCATCGTCGAGGAGGCCATCCGAGACGTGATCCGCTGGCGGCTCGTCGCCATCTTCGACGACCTCCGGATCGGCATCCGCCCCGACCTGATCGCCCGCCGCCTCCACCGGCTCGCGCTCGAGGTCGATCCCGCCATCGCCGCCACCCCCACAACACACCGCGGCGAGGCCGCCTGATGGTCGACATCGACCCCGACCATGTCCGCGCCATGGCCTCCGAGACCCCCCTCAACGGCGGCCGGCCTGTCCCCAACCAGCCAGACGACTACCCCAGGGCACCAGGCGCGCTCGCCGACGGACACCGGCCCACCGACGCCGGCAACGCCGACCGGCTCGTCGCCGTCGCCGACGGCCTCATCCGCTATGTCCACCGCTGGCAGAAATGGATCGTCTACCGAGACGGCGCCTGGCAGATCGACACCGGCGACGCCCTCATCACCGAAATCGCCAAGCAAGTCCCCCGAGCCATGTTCACCCGCGCCGCTGGCCTCGACCCCGACCCCCGCGACGCCATGTGGAAATGGGCCCGCCGCTCCGAAACCGCCGGCGCCATCGCCGCCATGGTCCGCCTCGCCCGCGGCATCCCCGGCGTGCTCATCGACCACCACCAGCTCGACCAGCACCCCCACCTCCTCAACGTCCGCAACGGCACCATCGACCTCCGCTCAGGCAGGTTCCTCGACCACGACCCCGAGCACCTGCTCACCATGCAGGCCCCCGTCGCCTACCACCCCGACGCCACCACCACCCGCTGGGACGCCTGCCTCCAGCAATGGCAGCCCGACCCCGACATGCGCGCCTTCCTGCAACGCGCCCTCGGCTCCGGCGCCACCGGCCAGCCCGTCGACAAGCTCCTCGTCAACATCGGCGGCGGCGCCAACGGCAAATCAGCGTGCCTCGGGGCCATCAAACGCGTGCTCGGCCCCTACGTCGTCGTGCCCGACAAGAGCCTGTTCGTCCAATCCCGCCACGAACCCCATCCCACGGTCCGCGCCGCCTTGTTCGGCGCCCGGCTCCTCCTCGCACCCGAGACCGAGCGCGGCGCCCGGCTCGCCGAAGCCCAGGTCAAGGAGATCACCGGCGGCGACACGATCACCGCCAGGCGGATGCACGAGGACCCATGGGACTTCCAGCCCACATGGACCGCGTTCATGCACTCCAACCACCGGCCCACCATCCGCGGCACCGACGAAGGCGTCTGGCGGCGCATCCGCCTCGTCGAGTGGCCAGCCACGATCCCCGAACACGACCGGGACCCCGACCTCGCCGACAAGCTCGCCGCCGAAGCCAGCGGCATCCTCAACTGGCTCATCGTCGGCGCCCAAGCGCACCTCGCCGACGGGCTCGACGAACCCGCCAGCGTCCGCCAGGCCTCCGTCAACTACCGGCAGGACGAGGACCACCTCGGCCGGTTCCTCACCGACTGCTGCACCCTCGGACCAGGCCGCTACGCCATGGCCGCCGATCTCCGATCCCGCTACGAACAGTGGTGCAAGGACGAAGGCGAACAGCCCCTCGCACCCAAAGTCGTCGGCACCGAGCTGCGCGCCCGCGGCATCGAGAAGGCCCCCTCAGGCACCCACCGGTGGCTCGGCATCGGCATCGTCGCCGATGAGGCCGAAACGCCGTGACCTGCACCTTCTCCCGAACCTCCCGATCCTCCAGGTTATCTCGCGAGAGAACACTCCTCACGCGCAATAGGGAAGTGCGGGAGATGCGGGAGATGCGGGAGAAAATCACGCATCGTGACGACTCCACCACACCACATCGTGACCACGCAGCGTGCCAACCCCAGGACCGCCATCACCCAGACGCCGACCACCCCCACGACACCATGGGGTGCGAACGCGAGGGATGCGAACGATGAGCGGGACACCCAACACGAAGCGAGCACAGGTCGCCGAGCGGCGCGCCCGCGCCATCGCCCTACGGGCCGAGGGCCAGTCGTGGGACACCATCGCCGAGGCGCTGGGGTACAAGTCCCGGGGCGCGGCGTGCACCGACGTCGCCCGGGCGCTCGACGCGCGGCTCAAGGAGCAGGCGCTCGCCGCCGACCAGCTGCGTGAGGTCGAGCTCGAGCGGCTGGAGACGATGGAGCGCGAGGTGTGGGTGGTGCTGCGCCGCCGGCATGTGACGGTGTCGGGCGGGAAGATCGTCTACGACGAGCCCGCCGCCGGCGAGGAACCGCGGCCGCTGGTGGACGACGGCCCGGTGCTCGCCGCGGTGGACCGGCTGAACCGGATCAGTGAGCGCCGAGCGAAGCTGCTCGGGTTGGACTCGCCGGTGAAGGTGGAGCAGGGCGGCCAGGTCCGCTACGAGATCGTCGGCGTCGACCTGGACAAGCTGTGACTGCCGCCGAGGTCGTCCACCAGTACCAGCCTCGGGGCGCGTGCGCGGCCCTGTGGGAGCACCGTGGCCCTGAGATCCTGCTAAGTGGCCCAGCGGGGACGGGCAAATCCAGGGCCTGTCTCCAGAAGCTCCACACCCAGGCGCTCAAGTACCCGGGCATGCGCGGCCTCCTCGTCCGCAAGACCCTCGCCAGCCTCGGCTCGACCGCTCTCGTGACGTGGCGGGAGCACGTCGTCCCGGAGGTGCTGGCGACCGGCGAAGTGGTGTTCTACGGCGGCTCGGCAGAGCACGCCGCCCAATACCGCTACCGCAACGGATCGACGATCGTGGTCGGGGGCCTCGACCGCTCGACGCGAATCATGTCGTCGGAGTACGACGTCATCTACGTGCAGGAGGCGATCGAGCTCACCGAGGCCGACTGGGAAGCCCTCACCACACGGCTCCGTAACGGGCGGATGCCGTACCAACAGCTGATCGCCGACACGAACCCCGACACGCCCACGCACTGGCTCAAGGCGCGCTGCGACCGCGGCGCCGCGGTCATGCTCGACAGCCGGCACGAGGACAACCCGCTCCTGTTCGACGACGCCGGCGCCATGACGGAGACGGGTGCCACGTACCTGGCTCGGCTCGATGCCCTCACAGGGCCCCGCCACGCCCGGCTCCGCCGCGGCCTCTGGACGAGCGCCGAGGGCCAGATCTTCGAGCAGTGGGACCCCGCGGTGCACCTCGTCGACCGGCGGCGCATCCCCGCCGAGTGGACCCGCTGGTGGACCGTCGACTTCGGGTACACGAACCCGTTCGTGCTGCAGCGGTGGGCGGAGGACCCCGACGGCCGCCTCTGGCTGTACGCGGAGCGCTACCTGACCCGCACGCTCGTCGAGGACCACGCCCGGGCGATCCTGGCGGAGGTGGCGCCGGCGGGGGAGTGGCGCGAGCCCCGCCCCCGCGCCGTGATCTGCGACCACGACGCCGAGGACCGCGCCACGCTCGAGCGGCACTTGGGCATGTCGACCGTCCCCGCCAAGAAGCAGGTGAAGCCCGGGATCGAGGCTGTCATGGCCCGCCTGCGGCCCGCAGGGGACGGCAAGGCCCGCCTGTACCTGGTGCGCGACGCGCGCACCGACCCGGCTGACCCCGAGCTCGTCGAGGCCAAGAAACCCACGTGCACCGCCGATGAGATCCCCGGCTACATCTGGGCGCCCGCCGCCGACGGCCGGGCCGCGAAGGAGGAGCCGGTCAAGGTGGACGACCATGGCTGCGACGGCATGCGGTACGCGGTGGCGCAGCTCGACCTCGGCGGCCGGCCCCGCGTCCGCTTCATGTGAACCCCTAGCCCGGAGAGCACGATGCCCCTGCTGAACTACACAACCACGGTCCCGGTGCGACGCACGGCCGGCGAGGTCCAGGCGCTGCTGGTCGAAGCCGGCGCCCGCCGGATCATGACCGAGTACGACGAGGCCGGCCGCGCAGACGGCGTCGCCTTCACGATCCACACCGGCTACGGCGAGCGATCGTTCCTGCTCCCGGTCAACGCCGGCCGAGTCGAGAGCGTGCTCAAGCGGCAGCGAGTCGCGCCCCGGTACTCGACCCCGGAGCACGCCGAGCGGGTCGCCTGGCGCATCATCAAGGACTGGCTCGAGGCCCAGCTGGCGATCATCCGCACCGAGATGGTCACGCTCGACCAGGTGATGCTGCCCTACATGGCGACCGACGGCGGCCAGACGATGTACGAGCGGTACCTCGACAGCCAGCTCGCCCTGCCCGCGGGCGGCGAGTGACCCAGTCGCCGACTACCGTCCCCGCCATGGTGCGGGCGAAGGGCGTGAACGGGACCATCACCTTCGACGGGAGCACCGTCACGATCGACCGGAAGGGCCTGCTCGGCCGGGCCACGATCGGCAAGGGCACCAAGTCCATCCCGCTGCGCAGCATCACAGCCGTCCAGTGGAAGCCCGCCGGGCTGACCGCCGGCGCCCTCCAACTCACCCTGTCGGGTGGCACCGAGGTCCGCTCTCGGTTCGGCCGCCAGGCCCATGACGCCATCAAGGACGAGAACAGCGTCGCGTTCCACCGCCACCGCCAGCACGATTTCGAGCGGGTGCGTGATGCGATCCAGGCGGCGATCGCCGCGCCCGCTCAGGCTCCGCAGCCGGCGCCGCAGCCAGCGCCGCAGGGCCCGCCGCCCGGTTGGTACGCCGACCCCCGGGGCTCGGGCTCGCAGCGTTGGTGGGACGGGACCGCCTGGACGGAGCACATCCAGTAGCCTCTCGGGGCGGCGGTGTTCGCCTGCACCCTGCGTGGCCATGAGGGACCCGGTGCGGGAGAGCACGAAAGTGCACGGAGCCGGGCGCAAGGCCGAGATGCTCCATTCTGTCAAGTTGCGCAGCGCCATGACCTGCGGTTCTAGGAGCGCCCGGTGTAACAGTCAACCGGGGAGCCATGGCAGTCAGCGAAAGGCTACGAGCGCCGTCCGCGCCAGGGTGGCGCGAGCTCGCGCCAGAATGGCGCGAGGGCACGCCTGGTCGTCACTCTCCGACGCCGGCTGACGGCCCCTCACCCGGCTGCGACACCCCGTGGGGGTATGTTCGGCGAGATGGCCGCCGTCCCCGCGTACCTCACCGCCACCCGCACCCGCGACGCCACGATCCTCGGCCGCCTGCTCGTCGCCGCCCGCGAACACGCGCCCGGGGTCGGCCGCTGGCTCGCCCGCTCCGGCCGCCGCCTCCGCACCGCCGTCCTGACCATCTCCGGGCTCGGGTCGATCACCGCCGCCGCCTGGGCGATCGCCCTCCCGCTCGGCCTCGTCACGCTCGGCGTGTCGCTGCTGCTGCTCGAGCACCTCACCGCCGAGGACCCGCGCAGGTGAGATCGCTCGTCGGGTCGATCCTCGACCGAGCGCCCGTCCCGTACGTCTCCAAGCGGCTGTCGTTCCCGATGCTGCACCGCAACGACGCCGAGTCGCAGATGCGCGCCTACGGCGCCGTCGGCACCCTGTTCGCCACCGTCCACCGCACCTCGGCCGACACCGCCAAGGTCGAATGGAGGCTCTGGCGCAAGGCCGCGAGCGGCAAGAAGGAGGACCGCACCGAGGTCACCCGCCACGCCGCGCTCGACCTGTGGAACCGGCCCAACCCGTTCTATACGCGGCAGGAGTTCGTCGAGACCTTCCAGCAGCACATCGACCTCACCGGCGAGGGCTGGTGGGTCGTCGGCCGTAACCCCCGGTCGCCGCTGCCGCTCGAGCTGTGGCCCGTCCGCCCCGACCGCATGGCCCCCGTCCCCTCGGCGACGGACTTCATCGCCGGCTACGTCTACACCGGCCCCGACGGCGAGAAGATCCCGCTCGAGCTCGCCGACGTGATGCAGCTGAAGATGCCGAACCCCCTGGACCCGTACCGGGGGCTCGGGCCCGTGCAGGCGATCCTCACCGACATCGACAGCGAGAAGTACTCGGCCGAGTGGAACCGCAACTTCTTCGTCAACGGCGCCGAGCCCGGCGGCATCATCGAGCTCCCCGAGCACCTGGGCGACGACGAATTCGACGAGATGACGACCCGCTGGCGCGAGCAGCACCAGGGCGTCGCCAACGCCCACCGCGTCGCCGTGATCGAACGGGGCGGCAAGTGGGTCGACCGCAAGTACTCGATGCGGGACATGCAGTTCACCGAGCTGCGCCGGGCCAGCCGCGAGACCATCCGCGAGGCGTTCGGCATGTCCAAGACGATGCTCGGCGCCGCCGAGTCGGAGACGAACCGGGCCACCGCCGAGGCCGCCGAGTACGTCTACGCCAAGTACCAGATCACCGAGCGGCTCGACCGGATCAAGGGCGTGCTCAACACCGAGCTGCTCGCCCTCTACGGGCCCGGCGCCGGCGACCTGGAGTTCGACTACGAGGACCCGGTCCCCGAGAACGCCGAGGCCGACAACGCCGGGCGCGACTCCAAGGTGGCGGCGGCCGTCGCGCTGATCGGCCAGGGCGCCGACCCGGCGGAGACCATGCAGGCGTTCGAGCTCCCCGACATCCCGTTCGCCGCCCCCACCCCCGCGCCCGCCCCGACCGGCCCGCTACCGCCCACGCCGGCGGCCATCGAGGCCCGCGCGATAGATCGCGCGCTCGCCGCCGTGGGCCACAACCGCGCCTCCTGGCGCCAGCCCCGGCCCGCCCGCCGTCGGCGCACGAGCAACGCCGCCGACGACGACGTACCACCCGACCTCGACCCCGACGACCTCCCCGACATCACCCACCTCCAGGAGTCATGGGAGGCCGAGCTCGCCGACCTGCTCGACGAGTGGGGGCCCGTCGAGGACGACCAGAAGGCCGACCTGGTCGACGCCATCCGGGAGATCGCCGAGTCCGGCGAGCTCTCCGACCTCACCGACGTGGTGATCGACTCTGGGCCCGGCGCCGACGTGCTCCTCGACGCGATGGTGCGGATCGCTGCCGAGGCGGCGGAGCAGGTCATCGAGGAGGCCGCCGAGCAGGGCGTGACGGTCGAGCCCCAGGACGTCGCCGAGGCGCTGCTCAGCGACGTCGCCACCGTCGTGGCGGCGGTCCGCGCTGGGGTGCTCACCGGCGGCGCCCTGGTCGCTGCGCTGCGAGCCAACGGACCCGAGGCCACCGCCGATGACGTCGCCGACGCGGTCGCCGACCACCTCGAGTCCCTGTCGCCTGACGGGCCCCGGCCACTGCTCGGCGGCGCCCTGACGGGGGCGCAGAACGCCGGCCGCATCGAGACGCTGCGCGCCGCCCCCGAGGGCGCCCTGTACGCGAACGAGCGCAACGACCGCAACACCTGCGCGCCGTGCCGGGAGGTGAATGGCCGCTGGCTTGGGAACGTCTCCGACATGGACCGGGTGCTGGCCTCGTACCCGGGCGGGGCGTATGGCGGCTACATCCTGTGCCTGGGGCGGGAGCGGTGCAGGGGGACGATCACGGGCGTGTGGCGGCCCGCCCAGGTGGGCGAGCGGGCATGACCTATACCCACACCCCGTGGGGGTATCGTCGGCGCCGTGGCATGGGGAACACCGTGGAGGCCGGGGCGTGACTGACCGGACGCGTCGCGCCTGGGCCTCTGCTCGACGCCCCGACGTGACCCGCGGCCGGCTCGTGCCCGCCGCCGACGGCGCACAGAACAACGCCCGCCCGACCGGCCGGTCGTGGTACCGGATCGTCAACCAGGCTGACGACCCCACCGCCGCCGAGATCTACGTCTACGACGAGATCGGCTACTGGGGCATCACCGCCGGCGCGTTCATCGACGAGCTCCGCGCCATCGCCTCCGACCGCATCGACCTCCACCTCAACTCGCCCGGCGGCGACGTGTTCGACGGCATCGCCATCCTCAACGCCCTCCGCGCCCACCAGGCCGAGGTCACCGTCTACGTCGACGCCATCGCCGCCAGCATCGCCTCAGTGATCGCCATGGCCGGCGACCGGGTCGTCATGGCCCGCAACAGCCAGATGATGATCCACGACGCCTTCGGCCTGTGCATCGGGGACGCCGACGAGATGCGCCAGATGGCCGAGACGCTCGACCGGCACTCGGACAACATCGCCTCGGTGTACAACGACCGCGCCGGTGGCGGCGTGAAGTCGTGGCGGGCCCGGATGCGCGCCGAGTCGTGGTTCAGCCCGGATGAGGCCGTCGCCACTGGCCTGGCGGACGAGGTCGCCGCTCCACCGAAGCGCAGCGAGGACATGCCGGAGAACCGGTGGGACCTGTCGATCTTCACGTACGCCGGCCGGGACCAGGCACCAGCGCCCACTCCGCTCGGCGGCGTGTTCCCGGACAAGCCCGCGCCGGCGCCTGGTGGAGGTGTCGCCTCCCCGGCAGCGGCGTCCGTGGGGTCGCCGCCGAGAGCCGGGCAGCCCGGCGGCGACCCCACCCCCCGTGCGCCATCGGGCGCCGGCTACGGGGGCGAGCCGTCGGCGGCCGGGGCCCCCGCCGGCGCCGCCCCTGTCCCCGGCCCAGAGTCCGATGACGAGCCGTTCGAGCTCCCCGACGACCTCGACATCGGCGCCCGCATCCGAGCCTCGCTCGAGCAGGCCGCCGCTGACCCCGCCTACGACCCCTCTGCCATCGCCGCCGGCATCGAGGCCCGGGCCAACAGCGCCCCCGCCCCGACCCCGACGGCCCCGCGTCCTACCGCGCCCGCCACCCACGTCGACATCGACACGTTCACCAATGCCCTCAAGGAGGCGCTGCAATGAGCAAGACCCGCTTGACCCCGGGCGTGCGGGACAAGCTCGCCCGCGCCGGCTACTGCTCCGACCACGTCGGCCGCAGCTTCAACGCCGTCCGCACACCGCCGGCCCCCGGCGCGACTGACGACGTCGACGACCTGACGATCCCCGACAGCGCGGACGGGTTCGCCGAGTTCCTGGCCGACCGCAAGCGGATGGTCGCGCTCCTGGCGCAGCCCGAGAAGTTCGACGAGTTCATCGTCGGCTACGCCGGCAAGGTCCTCGACAAGCAGGTCGACATCCGCCAGCAGGTCGACGACCAGGTCACTCAGACGCTGGCCAACTGGCTGCGCGAGCAGGACGAGGCCGGCGGCGTCGAGCGCCTGAGCCTGCGGACCCCGGAGGCCGTCGTCGCCCAGGGCGCAGCCCGCAACGGGCTGCACAACCCGCGGGCGATGGGCGCGGTGCTCGACAAGGAGTTCACCAACTCGGCGGACTTCTTCTCGCTGATCTGGCACAACCGCAACCGGGACGCCCAGGCGCAGGCCAAGCTCCACAAGGTCCGCAACGCCTTCTCGTCGACCGTGCCCAGTGAGGGCGGGTTCCTGATCCCGGAGGCGCTGCGCTCCGAGCTGCTCCGGGTGGCGCTCGAGACCAGCGTGGTCAGGCAACGGGCGCGGGTGATCCCGATGGAGACGCTGCGGGTGCCGTTCCCCGCTATCGACTCCACGTCGAACGTCAGCTCCGTGTACGGCGGAATCGTCGGCTTCTGGACGGAGGAGGGCGCTGCCCTCCAGGCGTCGCAGGCCAGCTTTGGCCGGATCGTGCTCGACGCCAAGAAGCTGACTGCGTACACCGAGGTGCCCAACGAGCTGATCTCCGACTCGATCGTCTCGTTCCAGGCGTTCATCGACGAGATCTTCCCCGAGGCCCTCGGCTTCTACGAGGACGTCGCCTTCCTGACCGGCACCGGCGTCGGCGAGCCGCTCGGCGTGCTCAACGGCTCGGGGCTCGTCAACGTCACCCGCGCGGGTGGCGGCAACGCCATCGACTTCGCCGACGTCATCGCCATGTACGCCCGGATGCTGCCTGGCAGCCTCAGCCGGGCCGTGTGGGTCGCGTCGATCGACACGTTCCCGTCGCTCGCATCGATGGTCGTGGGCGCCAACATCAGCCCGGCCGTCTGGCTCAACAACGGCCAGGTGATCGATGGTCCGCCCATGACGCTCTTGGGTCGGCCTGTGATCTTCACCGAGAAGGTCCCGCCCGCCGGCACCGCCGGCGATCTGTCGTTCATCGACTTCGGCTTCTACCTGATCGGCGATCGCCAGGTCATGTCCGCCATGTCGTCGCCGCACTTCAAGTTCCAGAACGACATGACCGCCTACCGGATCATCGAGCGGGTGGACGGTCGGCCGTGGCTCAACTCGGCGATCACCCCCAAGAACGGCGGCCCCACCCTGTCGCCCTACGTCCGTCTGGTCTGATAGCCAGCCCGGCCCGGCAGTAATGCCCCGGGCCGGGACCACCTGGGGTGGCATTAGCGCCCCGCCCACAAGGAAGGCAACACCATGGAAGGCCTCGGCCGAGAGTTCAACCTGGGACTCAGCCAGATCGCGGCGAACAAGCGCATCTACGTCGGCGAGACCGCCGCGTTCGCGCTGATTGTCGTCGACCCCGCGGCGAACCTGGTCACCGTCCAGCAGCACACGCTGGCGGCGGCCGGCTCTACCGCGGCGCTCAACTTCACCAAGCGGTACAACCAGACGGCCGACGTGTGGGCCGAGGTCGCGCAGGCGTCGGGCAACACGTTCACCCCGGCGGGCACCGAGGACTTCGTCGTCGTCGAGTTCGACACCCGGGCCCTGGCGGACGGGTTCAAGTACGTGTCCGCGTCGATCGCCACCGCCGGCACGATCATCTGGCACCTGCACGACCTCGAGGTCCAGCGCAAGCCGGTCAACCTCCGGTCGGTCTCGGCCTGACATGGCCCTGATGGTCTGCCGGCGGTGCGGCACACGGTTCGCCGTGGGGCTGCCGTACTGCCCGCAGTGCACATCCACCGACGCCGAGGAGGACACAGGTATGCCGAAGATCACCAGCGAAGGCGTCACCGACAAGACGCTCGAGCCGACGTCTGACGAGAGCGCAGACCTATCGCAGCCGGTGCCGAACGCGGTCGATCTCGACTTCGCCGACGCCGACCCGGGCGAGCTCGAGGGTGTCGAGCACCCCGCGGACGGCACTCTGTCGCCCGAGATCGAGGGCGACGGCACTGGCGAACCCCTGGCCCCCATCGTCGACCGCCCAGCGGTGAGCGCCACGAAGGGCGAATGGGTCGAGTACGCCGTCGCCCGGGGCCACGACCGCGCCGACGCTGAGGCGCTCACGAAGGCGAAGCTGCTGGACCTGTACGGGCCCGACGGCTCCCCCGCGGACTGATGTGGCCAAGGCCACCCGCCTCGGCGGCGCCAGCAAGTCGGACGGCACCCAGCAGCGCGTCGTCGAACGCATAGCCGGCGTCGACGTCGAGCTCCTCGGCCCAGACTCCGACCTCAACCTCGGCGGCCGCCTCACCGTAGGCGCCGTGGAGATCCTGCCCGGGGTGGTGCACGACTGGACGCGCGACGGCTGGGGCCCGTGGCGCAAGCAGCTGGTCAACGAGGACGCCACCGCCACCCTCGCCACGCAGACCGAGAGCGTGGTCAATGGCAAGGGGCGCATCAGCCAGTCCACGGCCGACGCCAACCTGCGGGTGGCGTACGAGCGCGAGGGCACCCAGTGGGAGAACAGCGAGGTGCTCGCCCTGCACCTGGGCGCCGACCGCTACGACACCGGCGGCAGCAACCCCGCCACCCCGCAGATGGGCCTGTTCCACCGGGGCCAGGTCGACAGCACCGGCCGGTGGCGGGCGGTGGTGGTCACGAACAACATCTTCCTGAGCGACGTCAACGTCGTGAATCAGAACGTGTGGAACAGCGTGCCGGGTAGCCCGAGCAGCATCGCGCTCGGCACGAACGGCGGGCAGAAGTCCTTCGCCAACAACGAGCTGCGCCGACACGCCCGCATCCGGGCGCTGCAACGCCTCAACTTCGGGGGCATCGTCAACAACTACCTGATGGACCCCAGCCACGCGTACGGCATCACGACCGCCGAGCAGGTGGTGATGGACGCCGACGACAACACGTTCGATGTGGCCACCGCCACCGCCCCCGTCGGTGTCGACAACATCGCGGGCACCGTGACCATGACCGACGCCGAGGCCGGCGCCGACGTGGCGCTCAAGGTGGGCAGCGGGCTGATGGTGCCCAGCAGCGAGACGGCCAGGCGGTACTGGCCCTACTGGATCCGCAGCCAGCTGGTGGGGTTCAAGCTGCGGGTGAAGGTGTGGCGGCACATGGACCCCGAGCCCGACTGGAGCGTGACCGTGAACCTGCAGACGGTCGACTTCGCCGGCGCGCAGAACCCGAGCCCGGGTGCGGTCATGCCCGAGGGCCGGGGCGCGTGCGGCCTCATCGGGGCGCACCTGCGCAATGGGCGGTTCATGGACTACGGCTACTGGGGCGCGTGGAGGCTGCCATGACCATCGAGGCCCTGTACGAGCTCGGCGTGCCCGTGGTGCCCGTCGGCGCCGACCCCGCCGACCCCGACGAGACGCCACGCGAGGCGGTGCTGGCCACCACCGACGACGTGTACCTGGTCGCTCCCGCCGACGGGGACGGCCCGGTGCACGCCGTGGCCGGCGACAAGGACGACGCAGTGGGGCTCGGCGTCATGGCGGCCGACACGCTCGGCTGGCTGGCCAGCGACCCCTACGGCGCCGAGTCGAACACCCGCCAGGTGTGGGTGGTGGCGGTGTCGGCCCAGTGAGCTGGGAACAGCTGATCAGCATCGCCCGCGAGGCCGCCGACGAGGCCCGCGCCGAGCGGGTCCAGCCACCCGAGGCGTGCCCCAACGACGGGGAACCGCTCCAGGAGGGCCCCGGCGGCGTCCGGTTCTGCCCGTTCGACGGCTGGCAGTGGCCCCGCGACCGGGACCGCTGAACCCTCGCACCATGCTCTCGGTGGGACACCCCCCCGGGGTACCGTCCGAGGAGCGCATCCCGCCGCCCTGGGGCGGCTGGCCTAGAAAGCAAGGGCGAGGGACTTGGGCATCTGGTTCTGCACGCGCGAGGACGTGAAGCTCGCGCTCGATTCGAAGCACACGGCACGCGACGACGCCCAGGTCGACCGGGCGATCGACGCCGGTGCCCGGTCCACTGAGGGGCGTCTGCACCGCCGGTTCGCCCCGGTCGTCGCTACCAGGTTCTTCGACTGGCCTCGCGAGGGCGGCTCGGGGCGGCCGTGGCGGCTCTGGCTCGACGCCGACGAGCTCATCTCCGTGACCACCCTCACCAGCGGCGGGGTCGCCATCCCCGCGTCGGACTACTTCCTCGAGCCGGCCAACTCGGGGCCGCCGTTCACGCACGTCGAGATCGACCTGGGCAGCAGCGCGGCGTTCGGCGGAGGCGACACACACCAGCGCGACGTGGCCATCACCGGCCTGTTCGGGTACCGCAACGACGAGGCCGCCGCCGGCGTGCTGGAGAACGCCGTCGCCGACGCCGTCGGCACCACGGTCGACGTCACCGACGGTTCTCTCGTCGGGGTGGGCAGCGTGCTGCGCTGCGAGAGCGAGCGCATGATCGTCACGGCCCGCACCGCGCTCGACTCCGGGGTCAACCTCGGCGGCGACGGCCTGACGGCCAACGTCGCCGACCAGGTCGTCGAGGCCGCTGTCGGGCAGCCCGGCGAGGTGCTACTGATCGACGCCGAGCGGATGCTGGTGGTCGACGTCGCCGGCAGCAACCGGGTCGTGAAGCGGGCGTGGGACGGCTCCACCCTCGCCGCCCACTCGGCCGGCGCGGACGTGTTCACATACCGGCGGCTCACTGTCGCTCGCGGCCAGCTGGGCACCGCCGGCGCCGCCCACGCGGACGCCACTGCCCTGTCCGTCTGGCAGTCACCGTCGCTCGTGCACAGCCTCAACATCGCTGAGGCAATCAACACGGTCGAGCAGGACCGGGCCGCGTGGGGGCGCACGGTCGGCTCCGGTGACAACGAGCGCGAGGCCGGCGGCCGTGGCCTCCGAGACATCCGCGCTCAGGCGTACACCGAGCACGGCCGCAAGGCCCGGATCAGGAGCGTGTAATGCCCGAGATCACGCTCTCCTTCGACACGTCCGGCCCAATGTTCGATGCCCGCGCCCGGGCCGCGGTCGACCGGTTCCGCGAGGACGCGACGCACGCCGTCGGCCAGGCCGCCCTCTCGGAGGTCCAGATGCTGCTCGACCGCAGCATCCGCAACCCGACCCCCTACTACGAGACGCAGATCCTGCTCGAGCGGACCGTTGACGCCGAGGTCGTGCACGACCGGGGGATCGTCTACGGGCCCTGGCTCGAGGGCACCGGCTCCCGCAACCGCACGACCCGGTTCAAAGGGTACGCCAGCTTCCGGCGGGCGGCGCAGGCCGTGCAGGCGCGCGTCCCGCGGATCGTGGCCCCGCACCTGGACCGGCTCGTCAGGAGGCTGGGCGGATGAGCCTGAACGGGTCGGCGCTCCTCGACGCGGTGAAGTCGCACGCCCTCGCGAGCGGGGCGTTCGAGCGAGCCCACACGCACGAGCCGAAGAACGCGCCGGGGTCCGGGCGGACGTGGGCGGCGTGGCTCCAGTCCGTGGGCCCGGTCCCCGCGGGCTCCGGGCTCGCCGCGACGACCGCCCGTGTCGAGTTCCGCGTGCGGCTCTACACGCCCATGCTCCAGGAGCCGCAGGACGAGATCGACCCCGACACGATGGCGGCGCTCGACACCCTCATGGCCGCCTACTCGGGCGACTTCACGCTGGGCGGACTGGTAAAGGCCGTCGACCTGCTCGGCCAGGCCGGCGCCCCGCTCGGCGCGCAGGCCGGCTACATCCCGCAGGACGGGAAGCTGCTGCGGGTGGTCGACGTCACCCTCCCGCTGATCGTGAACGACGTCTGGGAGCAGGTCCCCTGATGGCCCGGCGTGACCTCGAGCTCCGGTTCTCGCTCGACCTGCTCGACGAGGAACCCGAGACCGGCGTCTGGTGCGAACCCTGCGCGCTCCCCTCGGGCGTCGCGTTCAGCTGGGCCATGACCGTCAACGACAAGCCCAGCGGCATCATCCGCCGCGGCGTGTGCCACGAGTGCGGAGGCATCATCGATGGGTAAGCAGACAGGGCTCGGCGACAACCTGCTTGTCGACGGGTTCAACATCTCGGGCGACATCGGTTCGCTGGAGGCCATCGGCGGGGGTAACGAGCCCCTGGTGACGACCGGCATCGACAAGTCCGCCATGGAACGCCTCGGGGGCAAGCGCGACGGCCGCATCGAGTTCACGGCCTACTTCAACCCCGCCACCGACCGGGCCCACCCTGTGCTGCGGACGCTGCCCACCACCGACCGGATCGTCAGCTACCTGCGCGGCACCGTGCTGGGCGGCGAGGCCGCCAGCCTGGTGGCGAAGCAGGTCGGCTATGACGGCACCCGCGGCGACGACGGCTCGCTGACGTTCAAGACAGCAGCGCAGGGCCAGGGGTTCGGGCTGCAGTGGGGGCGCAACCTGGGGGCGATCCTGCAGGGCTCACCGGGCGCGGGCTCGGGAGTCGACCACGGCGCCGCCTCCACGTTCGGCCTGCAGGCGTTCCTCCACATCGTCGCTTTCACGGGCACATCGGTGGTCGTCACCCTGCAGGAGTCCAGCGACAACGCGGTGGGCGACCCCTACGCCAACGTCGCGAACGGCGCCTTCGCCTCGGCGTCGGCCATCGGCGCGCAGCGCATCGCGACCCCGAACAATCAGAGCATCGAGCGGTGGCTGCGGGTCATCACCACGGGCACGTTCTCATCGCTGGCGTTCGTGGTCGTGGTGGTCCGCAACACGATCGCCGGGCAGGTGTTCTGATGCGGGGCCCCAACCGCCCTCAGCCAGTCGGCCCGCCCTCGGCGTACAAGACCTACCAGGTGACCAGCCCGCCGGATACTCACGTGGTGGTGGTGTGCGAGCAGGTCGGGTGCCTGGCCTGGCGCAACGGCTGGGACACCGTTGTGGACGAGCGGACGCACCTGCTGACCGACCCCGATGCCATGTACGCCGAGGCCACCCGCCTCGGCCATGAACCATCCGAGGCGGGCGCGGTGCTGCGCGAGCTGATCCTGCTCGGGGTGCGCCAGGCCGAGTACATCAGGTCGGGCCAGTCGGGGCGCAGCTTCCGCGAGCTCCGCACCGAGGACGGCCGCACGGTGTTCCGGTTCGACTCCCATCAGCGGTGCTTCGCGGAGCACCGCAGCCGCGCCGAGCTGTACGTCGTCAGGGACGGCGACTGGCGCGGCAACCCCAGGGGGACGGCGCCGCGCCAGCACGTGCGGGCGGCCGACTGGGTGGAGGACTTCGCCGGCCATCAGGACCGGATCAAGACCGCGCACGAGCGCGGCTGACACCAGGAAAGGCAGGCCAGCATGGCCAAGGAAACGGGCCTTGGGTGGACGACGCTCAGCGTCGATGACTCGGGCGGCACCCCCCAGGCGATCAAGAACGACATCACGAACTTCGACTTCGCCACGCCCCGCGAGGTGCAGGACGTCACGGGCATCGACAAGTCAGCGATCGAGCGCCTGCTGCTCTTGGCCGACTGCAGCTACAACCTGAACGGCGTCTTCAACGACGCCGCTGGCGCGAGCCACGCCGTGTTCAAGACCGTGCCCAGCACCTCGGTGGCCCGCACCGTCACGAACGTGATCAGCGGCCAGACGCTGGCCACCGAGCTGGTGTTCACCGACTACCAGCTGACCCGCGACGCCAACGGCAGCCTGACCTGGACGGCCCCAGGGGTGCTGGCCGACGGCACCGTGCCGACCTGGTCATGAGCGCCTGGGACGACGCCACCCCCGAGCCCGAGTACAGGGGCGCGCACGCCGCGCCCCCACTCAACCGGGCTGCCCGCCGGGCCTACGTGCGCACCCCCAAGACGTACAAGCTCACCTGGGCCACCGACCACGAGCTGCACGGGCTCGAGGTGCGCACCCGCGCCCTGCCGCTCGGCACGTTCATGGAGCTGATCGACCTGGCGGCCACGTTCGAGGGGATGGACACCACCGACCTGTCGGCGGAGGACGCCAAGGCGGTGCGCCAGCTGCTCGACGGGTTCGCCGGCGCACTGATGTCGTGGAACCTGGAAGAGCCCGAGCTGGACGCCGACGGCGAACCCACCGGGGGCTCGGTGCCGGTGCCATGCACCGCCCAGGGCCTGTACACCCAAGACATCGGGTTCGCCATGGGCCTGATCCAGGAGTGGATGAGCGCGGTCGCGTCAGTGCCCGCCCCTTTGCCACGGCCATCGGCCGCTGGCGAGCCGTCCCTGGAGGCATCGATGCCGATGGACGTGTCGTCACCAAGCCGAGCGAGCTAGCCACCGCCGAGATGGTGCTGGGCCTGTGCGAACGGTTCGGCTGCCTGCCCAGCGCTCTGCTGGCCGAGGACGCCGACCTGCTGCGCTGGGTGCGCATCGAGCACCTTGGTCGGCCCGACCCCCCGAGCACACCAGGAACGTGAGCCGTGGCTAACGAGGTGGAGATCGTCGTCGGGTCGACCGACCGCACCGAACGCGGTTTCGCGTCGGTGCGCCGGTCGCTGCGCGACATGCTCCGCGACGTCAAGACACGCTCCGAGGGCGAGGGCGGCGCGGCGGGCAAGGGCCTGGCCGACCGCTTCCTGGCCATGATGGCCAGCACCCTCAAGCCGGGGGCGGTGGCGGTGGCCACGGGGCTCTCGGCACAGATCACGGGGGCCCTCGCGGCCGGGCTGGCGTCCGGTGCCGTGAAGGTGGCCCAGGGATTCGGCGCAGCGCTGGCTCTGTTGCCCGCTGTGGCCCTCGCGGGCGGGGTGGCGCTCGGTGCCCTCAAGATCGCCCTGGCGGGGGTAGCGGACACCCTGGCGGCCGGCCTGACCGGCGATACCGCCAAGTTCGAGGAAGGGCTCAAGGGGCTCGCGCCGTCGGCCCAGGCCGCGGCCCGCGAGGTGGTCGGGCTCAAGGACATGGTCGACGGGCTCAAGGGCACGGTGCAGGAGAGCTTCTTTGCGCCGCTGGTGGGCCAGATACGGCCGCTGGCCGAGACGTACCTGCCGATGCTGGAAGGCACCCTGGCTGGGGTCGCGCGGGGGTTCGGCCAGGCGGGCAATCAGGTGTCGAACCTGCTGCAGACGCCCAGCATGGTGCGGGCCATCCAGCAGGCGCTGGCCGACTCGGGCGTGGCCGTCGGGAACATGACGCTTGGCGTGGGCAACCTGGTGCAGGCGTTCATCCCGCTGCTCACTGTCGGCGCCTCATTCCTGCCGCAGCTGACCGACGGGTTCGGTGGGGCCACCGCCCAGCTGGCCACGTTCATGCAGGAGGCCGAACGCACCGGCGCCCTGCGTGACTTCATCCAGCGGGGCATCGACGCCATCAAGTCGCTCATCGAAACGGGCGGCCAGGTGGTGCGCATCCTGCAGAACATCGGGGACATAGGCCGAGCTGCGTTCGACAAGCTGGGCGTGCCCGCCGGTGGGCTGCTGGACACCATCGAGCGCCTGACCGCCCAAGCCGCGGCGTTCTTCGAGACGGCCGAGGGCGGCGACGCGCTGGGCAGCATCATGCAGCTGGCCAAGGGGTTTGCTCAGGCGTTCCTGGGCACCCTGCAGAAGGTCGGCGAAATACTGGCGCCGATCATTCCGCAAATAGTCGAGCTGCTGACAGCGTTCGCCAACCTTAAGACCGCCATCCTCGACGCCCTGGCCCCGGCGGTGCAGGTGATCGGGGAGCAGGTGCTGCCCGCCCTGACGGGCCTGATGAACTGGCTGGCCAACAACGGGCCCGTGCTGCAGGGCATCCTCATTGCCCTGTTCACGGTGTGGGCCATACATGCCGGCATAGCGGCGGCGGCCACCATCGCTGCCACGTGGCCGTTCATCCTCATCGGCCTGGCCGTGGCCGCCTTGGCCGCCCTCATCATCACGCACTGGGACACCATCAAGGCCGTGACCCTGGCCGTGTGGGACTTTGTGCTCGGGGTCATACAGGGCGTGTGGAACTGGATCTCTGAGAACTGGCCGCTGCTGCTGGCCATCCTTACGGGGCCCATCGGCATCGCGGTCTACATGATCGTCAGCCACTGGGACACCATCAAGGCCGCGGCCGCAGCGGTGTGGAACTGGATCAATGACAACTGGCACCTGCTGCTGGCCATCATCACGGGTCCGATCGGGGCAGCGGTGTGGATCGTGACCGCGGCGTGGCAGTCGATATCCGACGCCGCCTCGGCCGCCAAGGACTGGATCTCTGACCGGGTGGACGACATCGTGGGTTTCATCAAGGCCATACCCGAGCGCATCGGCAATATCGGCAGCCAGATCAAGAACAAGATCACCAGCGGGCTCGGCGGCGCAATCTTCAGCCCGCTCGGCAGCGTTACCGGCCTGTTCCGTGCGAGCGGCGGTGTCGTCGGCGCCCAGGGCGGCGGTGCCCGCTCGGGCCTGACCATGGTGGGCGAGCACGGCCGCGAGCTGGTGAACCTGCCGCCCGGCTCGAGGGTGCACGGCAACGCCATGACGGAGCAGATGATGGCCGGCGGTGGGGGCGGCGGTGGGCCCGCGGTGCTGGTGGTCGACGTGCGCGGCGACAGCCCCGAGCTGGTGGCCGTGATCCAGAAGTGGATCCGCAACGCCACCGGTGGTGACGTGCAGGCCGCGCTCGGGTTCGGTGCCTGATGGCTGGCACCGTTGGCCGCTACGAGGCCGCGTTCGGGGCCGACCGGTCGGGCATGACCCTGGCCGACGAGTTCGCCTGGACTGACCTCACGGCCCGCACCCAGGGCAGCGAGGCGGTCATCAACCGGGGGCGCATGGCCCAGCAGCAGCAGGTGCAGCCGGCCACCCTCGACCAGGTGCTCGACAACGGGGACGGCGCCCTGACCCCCCGCCACCCCGCGAGCACGTTCTACCCCAACGTGGAGAAGGGCCTGGCCATTCGGCACAGCGTCGCGGTGGGCGACCCCTACCTGCTGTGCGACGGCTCGGGCATCGGGGCCACTACGCCCGACTCAGCGAACCTGGACATCGTGAGCGACCTGGCCCTCGCGGTCGAGGTGGTGTCGCCGCTGCGGTACCGGGCGCAGCAGCTGGTCGGCACCCAGGGGTCGATGCTGGTGGCGAAGTGGACGAACGCCGGGGACCAGCGCAGCTATCGGCTGTATGTGTCGCAGACCACGGGCAACCTGGTGCTGATCTGGTCGGTCAACGGCACCGACGCCGGGCAACGGTTCCAGCAGTGCCCGGTGCCCAAGCCCGCGCAGGGCCCCTACTCGGTGGGCGCCTACCTGGACGTCAACAACGGGCTCGGCGGGTACACCGTGCGTTTCTACGCCTGGAAGGGCGACCTGGACGACCTGCTGGCCAACGTGGCCGACGCGCAGATTGATGAGGTGGTCACCACGGCGGGCACCACCAGCATCCACTCGGGCACGGCGGCGCTGACCATCGGCGGCACCAGCGAGTCGTCCACTGGCCGCTACCCGGGGGGCATCAGCCAGGCTCGGGTATACGCCGGCACGCTCGGCACGTCGGTGCGCGCCAACCCTGACTTTCGGGCGCAGGCCGTCGGCGCGGCCGGGTTCACCGACGCGGCCGGCGCCGTCTGGACCGTCGGCGCCGCCGGCGAAATCCTCAAGTACCGGCAGCGCTTCTACGGCGAGCTCGGCGGCAGCTATCCGACGTGGCCGGGCGCCTCGGTGGATAACACCAGCCGGGCGCGGTGGTCGGCCGCGGGGGTGCTGCGCCGCATGCGCCAGAACGACAAGCCCCTCGACAGCCCCATGCGCCGCACCGTGGGCAGCCCCGCCAACGTGGCCAGCGTGCACGGCTACTGGCCCCTAGACGACGGCTCGCGCAGCAGCCAGGCCGAGTCCCCGGTGCCGGGCGTGGCGCCGCTGGTGCCCGGCGGGGCGGTCACGTTCGCGTCGGACGCCACGTGCCCCGGCAGCGACCCCGTCATCAACATCGCTGAGAACCAGCCCTACGGCTGGAACGCCACCGTGCCCGACCCCGGGGGCAGCCCCGGGTTCTGGCGCGCCGAGTGGTTCGTGAAGGTGACCACGCCGGCCACCGCCCCAGCGCAGACGATCTTCCAGGTGGTCGGGCTCGCGGGCAGCATCGGCACGGTGTACATGGGCATCAACGACACCACGCTTTTCGTGGTGGTGCTCGACAGCCTGGGCGGGTTCCTCGATCAGACCGTGGCCGGCGCCCCGATCCCCGACACCCTCGGCCACTGGACCTACTACAGCCTCAAGCTGGATCAGAACGGGGGCAACGTCGACATGACCCTCGACTGGATCCCGCTGGAGGGGCCAGGCCAGGGCGACACCTACCAGATGACCGACAGCTACGCCGGCACGTTCGGGCGCATGGCCAGCATCCGCAACCTGGCCACCTCCCCGCCCGGGGGCATCAGTTTCGGGAACTTCATCGTGGTGACCGACCAGAACTTTGGGTGGCTGGCCAACGCCGACACCGGGTGGGACACCGAGTCGGCCACGCAGCGCATCCACCGGCTGTGCAAGGAGCAGGGCATCCTGTGCTACGTCGACGGGCCCCACGGGCAGGGCCCCAACGAGACGTCGCCGCTGCACGTCGGCCAGGCCGACGGCGTGCAGGCCCTCGGCCCGCAGCGCAGCCTGCCGCTGCTGGCGCTGCTCGAGGAGGCCGCCAAGGCCGATTACGGGTACCTGGGCGAGGACTACAGCACCGGGGGGCTGACGTACCGCACGGGGGCCACGCTGGTGAACCAGGAGCCCCGGCTGACGGTGGGCACCGAGGTGACCAAGGAGCTGGCCCCGGCCGACGACGACCAGGGGCTCATCAACGACCTGACCGCCGAACGCCTCGACGGTTCGCGCCGCCGGCTGAAAGACGACGAGAGCATCGCCAAGGCGGGGCCCTACGAGGCCAACGTGCTGCTGAACGTGGGCTCGGACGACCAGCTGGCCGACCAGGCCAGCATCCGGCTCACGATCGCCACGTGGCCCGAGATGCGGTACGGGCAGGTGCCCATCGAGCTGTCGAAGGACAGCGCCCTGTGGCCCGACTGGATGCAGGCCGCGCCCGGTGACCTGATCGTTGCCGACAGCCTGCCCGACACCCACCCGACCCCCGAGCTGCGCCAGCTGCTGGACGGCTACCAGGAGACCATCAGCGCGGTGCGGTGGCGGGTGCTGGCCAACGTGACACCCGAGGGCCCCTGGGCCGCGGGGGTGCTCGACACCGACGGCACCCCCGATACCGACATGCGGGCCCTGGACACCGACGGCAGCGAGCTGTCGGCCGGCATCAACACCGTGGCCACCAGCCTGAGCGTGGCCATCACCGACGGGCCCCTGTGGACGACCGTGGCCGCCAACTACCCCCTAGACATCGGCATCGGCGGCGAACAGATGACCGTGACCGCGGTGTCGGGCGGCGCGAGCCCGCAGACGTTCACCGTTACCCGCAGCGTCAACGGGGTGGTCAAGTCGCACAGCGCGGGCGCCGACGTGCGCCTGTGGCAGCCCCTCACCCTCACCATCTGACAGGAGCACCATGGCGGCCGACCCGATCTTTCTCGCCGGCGAACGGCTGCCCGCGGGCAAGCTGCAGAAGCTGGGCGGCGCCGATACGGCGTACTCCAGCCCGATCGACGCGGCCACCACCGACCCGACCATCGGCGCGGGTGGCGTGCAGGCTGGGGTGTACTACCGGCGCGGCGACCTGTGCATCGCCCAGGTGAACATCATCTGGGGTGGTGCCGGGCTCAACGCGGGGGTCGGCGCCTACTCGATGCCGCTGCCCGTCGACATCCAGGTGCCGACCGGGCTGACCAACACCATGGTGGGCAAGGGCTGGTGGTACGACACATCGGCCGCCACGCTCGGAAGCCTGTTCCTGCAGCACGTGTCGGGCGACCCCGTCAACCGGGCCCGCATGATCACCACGGGCGCCACCGTCGGCGTCGGCCCCACGAACCCGTACGTGCCGGCGACCGGCGACACGTACGTCCTGCAGCTGTGCTATCAGGCCGCGTGGCCCTGACCCTCACCTGAGCCTCACACCCCCTAGGGGTATGTTCGCGGCGTGGCCTACGCGCTCGCCCCCTCGCTCGTCGCGTTCCGCTCCGAGGTCAACGCCCGCTGGCCGCAGCGTGACAAGACCTCGGACGGCTGGATCGGCGACGCCGCCCACTCCGGCCGGGTGTCAGACCACAACCCCGGCGCCCGCGACCTCGTGCACGCGTTCGACACCGACGAAGACCTCGACGGCAACCCCGCCGACGGTGGCCCGGATGCGTGGCCGATCGTCGCCCAGCTCATCGAGAACCGTGACCCGCGTGTGAAGTACCTGATCTACGAGGGCCGGATCATCTCCGGGAACCTCGGACCGTCCCCGTGGCAATGGCGGCCCTACACGGGCACGAACGCGCACCGGCACCACGTCCACCTGTCGATCCTGTCGACCGTCGAGGCCGAACAGGACACGTCCGCCTGGCTGGCACCCAAGCTCGGTGGCGGCCCGGTCCCGAAGCCCGTCCCCCTGGAGGATGACGACATGCCGTACCTAACCGCCAGCCGCTTCACCGGTGTCACCTACCACGACGGCGCCGGGGCGACCTGGATCAGCAGCTCTGACACCGTGAACGAGCTGCGCCGCCAGGGCGTCCCGGTGTTCACCCTCGACGCCAACGAGTCCGACGCCCGCCGCATCGTCGCCGACCGGGCCGCGAACACCGACGAGCTCACCCTCGACGCCGTCAAGACCGCGACCATCTACGCCGCCGCGACGGCACAGATCGAGGAACGCGAGGAACAGCGCGACCTCGCCGACGGCTGACCTCTGTGCATGAGGCGAACCCAGGTGCTCGGTAATGCCCGACCGGCAGTGGCCGCGCCGGCAACGGTCGCTTGAGGAGCTGGACGAGGACGTGCTCGAGCTGCAGCGCGACATCAGGCACGTAGGGGACCGGCTGGACTCTGCCCCATTCGTGCGGGTCGAGCTCCACAACGAGCAGCTCGACCGGGTCCGGTCCGACATCGCATCGTTGCGGGCGCTCACCATGTGGACCCTCGGCCTACTGTGCTCACAGTTCGTCGGGGCCATCGTCGTGGTGATCGTTTCCGTGGCGCGGGGTGGCGGATCATGATCTCGCGACGCCGCAACGTCGCCCTGTTCGCCGCCGCTGTGCTCACCGTCGGCCTGCTCGTCGGCGGCGCCTTCTCGTTCGTACTCGACCTCAGCCACGAGGTCGACCAACTGCGCCTCGACCGCGACGTCCTCGCCACGCAGCTCGAGAACGAGGGCATCGAACCCGCGGTGCCCGACGCCGAGCCGGTGCCCGGCATCCCCGGCGAGAAGGGCGAGCCCGGCCGGGACGGCATCGACGGACAAGACGGCGCCCCCGGCCGGGACGGACTCGACGGTGCCCCAGGGAAGGACGGCGCGGCCGGGCCCAAGGGCGACACCGGCGCGAGCGGCACCGACGGCAGCGACGGAGCGGACGGAGCCGATGGGGTGGACGGAGCCAACGGGGCGGACGGCCAGCCTGGCGCCGACGGCCGAGGGATCGCCTCACAGGACTGCGTCGACGGCGACATGGTGACCACCTACACCGACGGCACCACGTCCACCATCCCCGACTCCCCAGCGTGCCCCAGCGGGCCACCCCCAATCGAGATCATCCCGTGATCGTCGTCGCCGTCGCCGTCCTGTTGTCCTACACGGTCCTGTCGCTGGCGTGGATCGCGTGGCCGGTCGATGGCGGCTACCGGCCCCGGCACCTGGAGGGCCGCAACCCGTACGCCGACGACCTCGAGCGTGCGCTCAGCGCCACGAGACGCAGCCTGAGCCATCCAAGCCCCTGGTCCCCCGCACCCTGGCATCCCGCCACCAAACGTCACAGTGACGAAACCCCAAGGAGAGCAACCTGATGGACAAGATTCTCACCAAGGCCAAGGCCATCGCAGCCGCGGTCGGCGCCGTCATCACCCTCACGCAGGCCGCGCTCGCGGACCAGGCCCTCAGCCTCGATGAGGCGTCGGGCATCTGGACCGCCGTCCTGGCGGCGCTCACGGTGCTCGGCGTCTACGCGGTCCCCAACAAGGTGCAGTCGTGACGTCGCTCGCCGAAGTGTTCGCCCACCGCCACCCGAGCACGGTGGCCATCCTGCGCTACTTCGACTACGGGCATCTGCCGCCCGCGCTGCAGGACGTCAGCCGCCCGTGCGCCGACCTCGCCCGCGAGATGGTGAACGAGCTGCCCGACGGGCCCGAGCTCACCACCGGGCTCCGCAAGCTGCTCGAGGCGAAGGACTGCTTTGTCCGCGTCGCCGTCGACCAGCTCCGCGAGGCCGAGGGCCGCCAGCTCGCCAACACACCCGAACCGTTCCTCACCCAGGAGGCAACCCTGTGAGCTACACGCTGTCCACCGGCGCCGAGAAGGCCGAGATCCACGAGGCCGTCGTCCAGGCGGTCGAAGGAGTGCCCGAGCCGTCGATCGAGACGAGCGCCCACCTCGAGGCGATCATCGAGGCGGCTACCCGTCTGGCCGCCGCCATCGGCCGGCCAGAGGATGCGCTGTCGGTGAGCGTGACGGGCCACAGCAACCCTGACCACGCCCCCGCCGAGGGCTGGGCCGACGAGTTCATCACGGTCACCGTCGCCGTCAGCCGCTGATCAGCCGGCAGGCAGGGCTACCACCGGGGACCTAATCGTCCTACCCTGCCTGCAGTAGCACCCCTCGGTCTGCCTGGCCGCCCGCCCGGACCGGGGGGTGCACCGTGTCTGCTGTCGGCCCCCGCCCCATCGTGGCGGGGGCCTCGTCGCGTCTGATGGCCGGCGAAGCCGGGTCGGCTCGCCGAGCCCGCGGCCCACGGCCCGATGCTTGCTCAGTCGAGACCCAGCTCCAGCTGCAACGGGCCCTTCGAGAAGACGCGCTCGAACTTCCTCCGGAAGTCGTTCATGTCGTCGCACAGCTTCATGATGGTGATGACCTGCTGGATCTGGTCGTGTAGCCGCTGCTTGCCGTACTTTTCGAGCCACTGATGATGGTTCCGGCGGTGACGCGGGTTCGGGTTGAGCTCGCGTAGCGTGTTGCCGACGTCCTGGTCGATCGCGTCGTACACGAACATCATCACGTACTTCCCCCATCTCAGCGGTCGGTGCTGGGGTGAGTAGTGGACGCCCTCGAGGCGGGCGAGCTCATACCAGAACTCGTCGGGGAACACCTTGGCCCACTCCTGTATGTCCTCGGCGATGAAGGCCTGGAGCTTGAGCTGCAGCGCGTTGCGCTCGCGCACCTTCTGGTAGCCAGTGGCCTCATCGATGAGGGCGATGATCCCGACCTTGGCGCACGCGCGGGTGATGATCTCGGCCATCCTGGCCATGTGCTGCTGGTTGCTCTTGAGCAGCTTCTGGTCTCGTGCCTGGAGGTAGAGATCGCAGATCTCGATCAGTAGCTCGGCCTGGTACCCGGCGCCGTTCCTCGGGTTTCCCGGCACGACGAACGGGATCACGCGCTCGTCGAGGGACCCGTGCTGATAGAGGGGCAGGTTTACGAGGTATCGGGACAGATCGCCGCTGTCTCGTCCCCCGGTGAGGGCACGAACGACTTCGCGCTGGCTCAGAACGCGGTTGCCATCGCTCAGGACATGGACTTCGAATTCGACATCGTCGATGTCGATCGTGCCCTTGAACATCGAGTGCGGCAGGTCGCCGGACGGCTTGTCAGCTGGGACCTCGTCGGGCTCGTCGGGCTCGATCGTCTCGGCGGGGATCTTGCCTGCCTTGATCCATCGCTGGCGAGCAGCCTGCCGGGCGATCGTTCGCCTCTCCTCTGGCGACAGGACGCTTGCACGCGCCCGGCCTCCCTTGCTCGGGTCCGCCAACAGCGGCGGGCGTGCGCCGCTACGGGTCTTCGGGGAATCAGGCTTGGCCACATGGCCTCCCAGCTCGTCGATTCTGCTTGCTCGGCAAGCATACCTGTGCTTGCTCGGCAAGCAAGGACCGGCGATGTCACGCCGCCGTCGTAGATCCCAGCATCCACACGGCGCCCCTCGGTCACCGCCTCCGGCCGAGGGGCGCCGTCGCGCCCGGGCTCAGGTTCGATCCACTGTTCCCGTGATCGAGATGCGCATCGACACCTGCCAGTCGTTCTCCTCCAGGTCCGACCGGCTCACCGTCGCTAGCTCGCCGCCGGCCTCGATCGCGTAGAACTCGGCGTCGGAACGCACGAATACCGCGGTCGACCAGTCGCACGAGGCCGCGCCGTCGGTCAGCTCGAGGATGTCGGCACCGATGACCGTCCCGTCCTCGTTCTTCACCGTCAGCTGGCTTCCGACCCCAACGTCGAGGCCGCTTCGGGTGAGGGCCTCCGTGCAGCCGAGGATCTGCTCGGCCGTGACCCGCACCGACAGCGGCACCTCCGCCGGCGCCTCGTCGGCCGCCTCTGTGGCATCGCCGTCACCGTCACCGTCACCGCCGCACGCCGCCAGCATTAGAACGGCGACGGTGGCCCCCACCCATCGTCCTGTCCGCATCACTATGGCCTACCACCCGCGCCGACAGGCCACCCGGTCGCCCGGAACACGCCGTCCTCGCATTCGCCGAGGATCACTGTCTGACGTGGCGTCATGGCCCGGGATGGCCGGGGCGTCAGCATGACGGGGGTCGGGTCGGGGAACAGCCTGCGCTCGAGTAGCGCCCAGCCGGCGATCACAGCGGCGCACAGGGCTGGCCCGACGACGAACGCTGCCGCCCACGGGCCGAGGATCATCCGCAGCGCCCACACGGCCCCCAGGGCCAGGGCCAGCACGACGACGGCCCGGCGCATCAGCGGCTGCCTCGGTCGAGCAGATGCCCGCACAGCACGACGGCGATTGGCGGCAGAGCTGCGAACCCCCATCGCACGTACCGCAAGTCGGCCAGCGTCGGGTCGATGGCGAGCACGTTGGCTGTCAGGCTGCCGGCCGCTCCGACGGCAACACCAGCCCACGCAACCGGGTAGCTGCGCTCGTGCTCCAGGTGGCGTAGAGACACCAGCGCCATGCCGTCGAGCGGCAACGGCATCACCCACGCCCACCAGCCGCCACCGGCAAGCAGCGCCAGGTGCACGATGTGGCTGTAGGACACCGCCAGCCCGACCGCGAGCACGACCCCGGTGCAGACGACCTGCCACGGGTCCCGTTGCCGACGCGTTGCCGGCTGCTGTTGCCGGGCCCGTGGCGCCCGGGTTGCCGGTCGATCGACTGCCGGCGACGAGGGCTTGTCGTCCGCCTTGCCGACCTCGTTATTGAGCTTCTTCGCCCAGTAGCTGCCGGTGCGTTCCGGCACACCCAACTGGCGGCCGAGCTCGGCGCCCGACATCCCTTGCCGCCACAGTTGCCGAGCCCGGTCCCCGGTCGAGCCGTGGCCGTTGCTGGTCACATCGGTCATCGTCATGAGGTGGCTCCCTGTTGGGCCCGATCGCGCTCGTGTCGGAGGCTGACGTTCTTCTCGTTCGTGACCGCCTGGAGGTGCTCGCCGCGGGTGCAGAGCTTCGACGTGCACGGCTCTCCCGGACCGATCCGGTGGTCGACCGTCTCACCCTCGGGGATCGGGCCGACCTGGTCCTCGAAGGCGAACCGGTGCACGGGGACAGCCCGCCCGCCGATCTTGAAGTAGCCGTAGCCGTCCCCGTTGACCGCTCCGGTCCAGAGCTCGCAGCCGGCCTCGTCCCGGTCGGCGACCCTGGCGTAGAACCTGTCCCGCGGGGACTCGCCGGGTTGTAGCCATCCACCTAGGGGAACCTTCTCTTCCGACTCATCGTTTTCGTTGTCGTCCACTCGACCGACTCCGTCGGTCTCGTTCCCCTGGTCCACGTAGGTGGACGTCGTGTTGACGTCCTGCTTCGGCCTCACGCGGTTCGGCTCCCAGCGCTGCAGGTCACGAGGGTCGTACTCAGGGAATCGCCCGCGCTGGCCGACTGGCTCGGGGAACTCGCCCTTCTTGCGATCGCGCTGCGCGGCCTTCTTGAGCGCCTCGAAGTTGAGATCGACGACGCCGCGGCCGTTGTCCTTCGACGCTTCCCACAGCGTCACCGCCGGCACACCACCAGGCAGGAGGTCTGTCCCGCTAGGGGGACGTTCCCGCATCGTTTCCCCAGGTGAGACGTTCTCGCCGCGATGCGGGACAGCCGTCATCGGCTGCATCCCACGGCGATCGGCCACCCACTGCTGAGCCTCCTCCTCGCTCATCCTGATGACCTGGACCTCGGTGGCGTTGTCACCGACGCACACCTGGACGCGGCCCTTGATCTTGGACTTGGGGACGAAGTCGGCCGAGGTGAGCATCTTCCACGTCTGCGGGGTGTGCTCGGCGAGGATCCTCACCGAGAAGTTCTCCCGCAGGTCACCGCTGCCGACGGCGTTGGCGCTCGCACGCTGCGCCACCGCGAGCACGTTGATCTTCACCGCTCGACCCATGTTGAGGATCGCCGTCAGCGCCCGTATGGCGGGGCTCGTAGCTGGGTCCCCGGGGCCCCGGATGTCGGTCCAGTGGTCGCGCAGGAGCCCGGCGGTCGTGGACAGCTCCTCCAGGATCAGCACGATCCGCCCGAAATCGGGGCCCTCGTCGTTGATGCCAACGTGGTCCCACGCGCGGTTGCGGCGGTCGCCCTCGGCGGCGAGCTCGATCAGCATCCGGTGGATCTCACCGATGTCCCGCGCGTAGCGGACCCCCGGCAGGTCCCGGAGCCAGCGGAGCGAGTGCCGCTTGTAGTCGGCCACCCACGGTTCGGCTCCGTGCCACATCAGCTGCGCGGCAACCAGCGTCAGCATCGTCGACTTGCCGCCACCCGTGCCCGCCGACATCAGCACGTGCGGGGACTCGCGGTCCAGGTTCACCTTGTAAGGCCGGTCACCACGGGTGACCCCGAGCACGAACGTCGACGGCGTCGACTCGCCCTCAACGAGCTTTTGCATCTCGTCGTCCTCCTCGTCATTGAAGGGGGCGACCTCGCGGATCGGGTCCTTCGGCCAGAACCGGACGTAGTGGTGCCGGCCCTTCATCTCCCAGCGATGGGTCACGTCGCCGCTCAGCTCGAGCTTGGCCCGGATGATCTCCTCCACCGCTTCCTTGTTCGCGTTCCGGGGCGCGAACGTCGGCGAGCACCCGACGACCACCCCGTCCCCGCCACGCTCGAGATCGCGGCGGACGGTGATGTACCGCCACGCCCGGACGCTCATCGCCCGCTCCAGCTCCTTGCCGTCACCGGACGACTTCCCCCATCCCGCGGCCAAGCACACCGCTAGGTGCAGCGGATAGACCCAACGGAGGTAGTGGGCGACCTTGACCGCCACACACGCGACCACCACAGCGAACGCGGCGAGCCCGAACGTGGTCCCCAGCCCCCAGGCCGCGAGCGTCGTGACGCCCGTGCCGTTGGGTGCGCCCGAGTCGAGGTACACGACGACGACCAGGCCCGCGGTGCTCGCGGTGCGGACCGCGGCAAGCCCGGCACGGCGCGACAGCCGATGGGAGCCTTCGTAGCGGGGGGAGCGGCCGGACTCGAGGTGACCGCCGGTGAACCAATGCCAGAGCCACCAGGTGAGATGGCTGTCCTGCCGCGGGTTGCGGTGCTGGCCCGAGAACGTGACCGCTGCCGCCGCGGCCAGGATAAGGCCCGTGATCGACCAGCCGATCAGCTGCGCCAACCCGAGCTCGGTCCACGAGGTCAGGTCCACGGCTCAGGCCTTCTTCAGCCCGTAGCCGGCGGCGGCGAGTCCGGCGCCCAAGACGATCAGCAGGGCGCCGGCGCTTCGGGCCACCGTGAACGCCAGGATCTCGGTGACCGCCGCCGTGCCGTACAGAGCGGCGGCGGCCTTCCGGCGATCCCGCAGCATCCACAGGGACCGCTTGGCGTTGAACCACGCCCGAGCCGGCCGCAGTTTCGTCCCGAACGACGGACCGGGACCACCCCCCTTCCGCGTGCTCCTGGTGTGCGCCGAGCGGTAGTAGGTCTTCCCGTTGCGGGTGACCTTGTGCGTGCGGACGCGGGTCGCCATCGAGACCGTCCTCCGGGCATCGTCGAGGCTGTATTAAAGACCATACTACCCGGGGGTATGGCGTAGCTCAGTAGGGTTCCGCTGCAATGGGACGGCTGGTCGACCTCGACGACATCACCGACGCCGCCGGGGTAGCCGAGATCATCGGCCTGTCGCGGGGCAGCAACGTGAGCGTCTACCGCAACCGCTACCCCGACTTCCCCGAGCCCGTCGTCGACCTCGGCACCGGCCGCTGCCTCCTCTGGCTCCGCTCCGACATCCAGACATGGAAGCGGGCCCGAGGGGGCGAGCCGAAGGGCTGACGTTCCCTTCATGACTGAATGAAGTCATTCGGTCGGACAGGGAGCGTGATAGCGTCCGGGCGTGCCAGACCGAGTGTTCGCCCTCGCGCTGCTCTGCGGGGGCTGCCACCGCCTCATGCCGATCATCGGTCCCGAGGCCGCCGACGCCGGCCGCGCGTACGTGTTCGTCACCTGGCGGCCATCACCATGAGAGCCGGCATCTACGCACGCATCTCCCTCGACCGTGACGGCGACGAGCTCGGCGTCACCCGGCAGGAGAAGGACTGCCGACGACTCGCCACCGACCGCGGGTGGCGAGTCGTCGACGTCTACGTCGACAACGACCTCAGCGCCTCCAAGCGGGACATCGCCCGCCCCGCCTACGAGCGGATGCTCACCGACATCGCCGGCGGCCGCATCGACGCCGTGATCGTCTGGGATCTCGATCGCCTCACGCGGCAGCCACGGCAGCTCGAGGAGTTCGTCGACCTGTGCGACGAGCACGGGATCACCACCCTGGCGACGGTCAGCGGTGACGTCGACCTCGGATCGGGAGACGGGCTGCTGGTCGCGCGCATCAAGGGCGCAGTCGCTGCCGAGGAGGTGCGCAAGATGAGCAAGCGCATCGCACGGAAGCATGCCGAGCTGGCCGAGCGAGGCCTGCCGGCTGGTGGGGGACGGCGACCGTACGGGTACATGGCCGACCGGATGACTATCAACGACGTGGAGGCCGAGCACCTGCGGCGGGCCGCTCGAATGATCCTCGACGGCGCGACGCTGACAGCCGCGTGCGGCACGATCCCTGACATCACCGACATCACGGTGCTGCGCCGGGCGCTCACATCGCCGCGCACCTCCGGGCTGCGGACCTACAAGGGCGAGATCGTCGGTGACGCCGCCTGGCCGCCGATCCTCGACCGGGACACGTGGACCGAGGTCCGCTCGACGCTCAGCGGCCGCAGCCGGTTCGTCCGGCCGTTCCGCAAGCACCTCCTCGGCGGCATCGCCCGCTGCGGCCGGTGCGGCGCGAAGCTGCACGCCCAGGTGTCCAGCCGCCGTGGCCAGCCCGGGCCCGCCGTCTACGCCTGCCGTACCACGAAGGGCGGGTGCAACTCGCTGTCGATCGTTGCCGACCGGCTCGAGCGGATCGTCGTCGCCGAGGTGGGCGGCTGGCTCCGTGACCCGAGGCTCGCCAAGGCGGTGACCGCCGCCTTGCACGGTGGCCAGGACGCCGACGACACCGACGCCCTCATGGCGGCCATCAAGGCCGACGAGGCCCGGCTCGCCGAGCTGGCAGTCGAGCGCGAGGAGCACGGCCTCGAGCTCGTCGAGTGGAAGGCCATGCGGGAGCCCGTGCTCATCCGGCTCGAGAACAACCGTGCGACGCTGGCCGACGCGCGGCAGCGGGCGGCCACCACGTCACCAGTCGCGGAGGCGTCACCGGCCGAACTGGCCGCCATGTGGACCGACGTCGACCACCCGATGGAGCCCGCCGTGAGACGCGCGCTCATCGCCATGTTCGCCGCCGAGATCATCGTGCTGCCGGCCGGGAAGGGCTGGCGCGCCGGGGCGGTCGACCGGGTGCGGGTCCGGCCCGTGTGGGCCTAGCGTCGCGAACGCCGTTCCCGGTCGATCTCCCCCGCCAGCTTCACCGCGTCCTCATCGAGCGGGGGCTGCAGCCGGCCGAGCGCCTCGAGGTACGCGGTCAGCGTGACGCGTCGTCGGGCGACCATCCTGTCGAGCCCAGCGCGGGCTTCCTCTGAGAGACGGACCTGCAGGGGGCGGCGTGGCTCGGCGATGGCCGGAGCATGGCTGCACGATTGGTGCAGCTACGAACACCGGGTTGCTGCTGCAATCGTGCACCCGTCCTGGCCAGGAAGGAAATCTCGCACGTTCGCGTCACGAAACGTGCCGTTGACCGCTCCTAGAGAGAGCAGGGCCGCTTGCAGCGGTCACACCGTGACAGTAGACAACACCACCGGTCGCTGGGTCGAACGCTCCCAGCGTTGGTGGCGGACACGCATGGAGGGGGCAACGTGGCCCTGGTGGTATGGGACAAGCATCTGACCATGGCGCGCGTGCGCGCCTCGATCGTCTACCGACTCGGAGCGGTGCCACGGAGCGGCGGCGTTCCGCGCCGGGTTGACGTCGACGACGAGCTGGCGTCGCTGCGCGGCGAGCTCGACAAGAAGATCGAGGAGCTCGAGATGCTCCGCCTGGAGCTCGACGTCAACCGATCTGACAGCCAGCGGCGCGAACCCCGGCTCGCCGAGCTCGAGCGCCGCGTCGACGTGCAGGACGCGATCATCGACGAGTACCTCGGCGGCGTGCAGACGATGTGCCTCTACCTGGCTGATATGGCCTCGCGCTTGCGGGCGAGCTGATCGATGCCCAGGATCACCCGACGCTCATCCTTGTTGAGGTGTGGGCTCGCTTTGACCGCGCTCTCCATCGTGCACTCGTGGGCGTTCGCGACGTAGCCAGCGAGTCCGAGCACATAGCCGGTGGGCTGGCTGCACAGCTTGTCGATCCGGGGGAAGTAGTCGAGGTCGATCCGTTGTAACCCGCGGGCCCATCGGCTCACGGTTGCCTGATCGACGCCGAGCTCGGCGGCGATCTCGTCCTGCTTCAAGCCCGCGCGCTGGTACGCGCTCTTGAAGGCCGTACCGACGCGCTCGTAGGCAGGGCGAGCCATATATGCAGTGTGCGCATCCGTTGATGTCTTTGTCCACTACACGGCGCCAGGCGCATGCCGAATTGAGTCTTGCGCATATGCAGCACTCGCATTATCGTATGCGGCGTGACCGAAGCAACCACCGCCGAGACGCGGAAGGAGCTGGGCAGGATCCTCCGCCGCAAGCGCGAGGAACGTGAGCTCAGCCAGGCAGTCCTGGCCCAGCGCACAGGCCTTGACCAGGCGAGCATCAGCCGTGTCGAGGCCGGCACCGCGAGCTTCGACTCCATGATGCTGTGCGCCAAGGAGCTCGGCGTCGTGATCACCGTCGGCGATGGCGTCGTGATCGGGGTGGCGCCGTGAACGGCCCCGTCCACGTCGTCCACCTGCCAACCGAGGCCGAGGCGTACCCGTACAACGGGACGAACGACGCCGTCATCGCCGACTGGGGTGGCGACCTCGCCTACCTCGACGCCGGGCGCGTGGTGCTCCGCACCAAGCAGGGCGACATGTCGCCCGAGCCGACCGACGTCGTGATCCTCGATCGAACTCACGCCGATCGTCGCCAGCACGAGATCTACCCGATCAAGCGCGCCCGCTATGACACGAACTGGGCACCGATGGGGGAGCGGTCGTGACTGGCCCGTCGCCCGCCCTGTGCGCCGAGGCCGCGCGCCTGATCGCCCCTGCCTTGCTCGCCTGGCGGGAGGCGAAGGCAGCCGATCCGGGGACGCCCGCCGCCGTTCCCGGGCGGGTGCCCGCTGCCCCGGCCGACCGCACCCCGGATGCGGGCGCGGCATGACCCCCGACCCGGTGGCTGCCGTGGTCGTCGACACCCCCGCTGCCCCCCAGCCGGCGGGCGCGGTGTCGACGGCCCCGCTGGTCCCCGGCTCGGCCGTTGCCGCCCGCGCGACCGGGTCGGGGGCCACCCCTCCCTGACATCAAGCGACCCCGGGCCCTTCACCTTCCACAGCGGGGCCCGGGGCCACCCGAACACGAGGAGCAGAACACAATGTCCACGACCGACGCAACGACCCGGCCGCCCCTCACGGCCGAGGACGTTGTCGCTGACCCGCGGCCGTACTTCCGGGCGCTCGCGGTCGAGTCCGCCAAGGCGTGGCTCGACCTCCCGGTCCCGCCGACGGCGCTCCAGCTCTCCGGCCACGTCGAGGTCGGGAGGGCTGCGGTGCGGGCGCTCCTCCACGAGCTCGAGCACGTCGACCCGCCCCCGGTGGTGGCGGCGATGAGCGCGGTACAGCGGTCCATCAACGAGGCCGGGCTCGCCCAGGCCCGCCAGGCGCTCGCCGCCACCCGGCCCATGTGCCCAGGCGGCGGCGCCACCATCGACGAGGACAACGTCGACGGCAGCTACATCGCCACCTGCCCGGTCTGCTTCCAGCACCGCCCCGCACACCACGTGTCGGGCCGCTGGTGGGCGGTCGACGGGCACCGCGCCCGCCACCTGGCCGGCTGCCTCGTGGACGGCAAGGTCGAGCACTGCATCTGCGGGCTCGACGAGAAGATCGCCCGGATCAACGCGGCGATCACCGAGGCCGGCCACGCCACCGAGGCGGTGCAGTCATGAGCGCCGCCGAGGACCTAACGCAGGCCATGGTGGCAGCCGCCGAGGATCTGGGCGAGCTGCTGGACACCAGCCAGCCCGACGCCACGTTCACCATCGACAGCCTCGACAAGGCGATCTGGGCGGTCCGCAAGATCGACCAGCACCGGCACCGGTTCGCCGAGGCCACCAAGGCCGCGGGGGCCGAGCGCAGCCGCATCGACCAGTGGCTGGAGGGCGAACGCCAGCGCCTCGCCACCAGCACCGGCCACCTCGAGACGCTGCTGGCCCGCTACCACGCCGACCAGCTCGCCGAGGACCCCAAGCGCAAGACCATTCGCACCCCCGCCGGGGACCTCGTCGCCCGTAAGAGCCCGGACCGGGTCGAGGTCGACGAGACGGTGTTCGTCCCGTGGGCCGAGCGCAACGCCGAGGACCTGCTCAACCCGCCCAAGCCGCGCACACCTGCGAAGGCGGAGATCAAGAAGCGGGTCGGGGACATCATGTCGGACGGCCAGGTGGTGAACGCCGACACGGGTGAGTTCCTGCCCGGCGTTCTGTGGGTCGACGGCGAGACGACCTACAAGGTCGTCACGGACGAGGCGGTGAAGCCGTGAGCGCCTCCCGCCTCTCGCTCGCCCGCCAGGCCAGCCGCGCCCAGCTCAAGGCCCGCGTCGCCATCGACGGCCCTACCGGCGCCGGCAAGACCTGGACGGCGCTCGAGTGGGCTACCTCCCTCGCCGGCGACGGCGGCCGGATCATCGTGCTCGACACCGAGCACGGCAGCGCCGAGTGGTACAGCGACAGCTTCACCTACGAGGTCGTCACGTGGGCGCCGCCGTACACGCCATCCGAGCTCGCCGCCACCATCAACGAGGCGCAGGGCCCCTACGACGTGATCGTCGTCGACTCGTTCTCCCACTTCTGGGAAGGCGAGGGCGGCACCCGCGACATCGTCGATGCCGCCGCCGAGCGCGCCCGCGGCAACAGCTTCGCCGGCTGGAAGGTCGGCACCCCGGCGCTGCGGCACCTGATCGACTCCATCCTCGCTGCCGACGCCCACGTCATCTGCACGATGCGCTCGAAGATGGAGTACGTCCTCGAGCAGGACGAGCGGGGCCGGCAGGTGCCGAAGAAGGTCGGGCTCGCGCCGGTCATGCGGCAGGGCGTGGAGTACGAGTTCACGCTCATCGCCGACATGGACCTCGAGCACCGGATGATGGTGACGAAGTCCCGGTGCCCCGCCCTGTCCGACCAGGTGTTCCAACCGCACCGGGCCGTGGACGGCGCCCGCCTGTTCCTCGACTGGCTCGACTCGGGCGAGAAGCCCATCGGCCAGGCCGACGCCGACCGCCTCGCGGCGGCCCTCAACGAGGCCGGCCAAGAGGCCCGCAAGGCGTGGCTCGACCGGTTCAACGTCCGCCCCACCGCGCTGCCCGAGTCCCGGCTCGACGAGGCGAACGCGTTCGTGGCCACGATGGGCGAGCTCAGCCCGACCAATGACGACCCCGGCCCGGAGCCGCCCCCCGACGACGGGGGCCCGGGCGGGAACGGTCAGGGTTCGGGAGGGTCCGCCGACCGCGAGGCGGTGGACACCAACACGCCTGCGCCCCCCGGCGCGGACGGGGCGGGTATGGACAGCCCTCCCGAACCCGCCAAGAGCGAGCCGGTGCCGGAAGCTGGGGCGGGTGCCGGGGAGGGCCCCGCCGTCACCGGCCGCACTCGCCCTGCGGTCACGCCGAAGCAGGTCGGCACGAAGGCCAGCCTCGTCTGGAAGGCCGAGTACGACGCCGCGCCCCGCGGCGCCAAGACCCGGATCGTCGACCGGCTGCGGCACGCCCTGATCTACGCCCAGACCGGGGGCGAGAAGGCGTCGGCCAACGCGTGCACCCCCGACGAGCTCGGGCAGGTGTACCAGCGGCTGGAGGACATCGCCGCCGGCCGCCTCACCTACGAGATCCAGCACGGTGACGACGGCGGCGTCACCTGGATCTCGGCCAGCGGGAAGCGGACGACGGTCATGTGGGCCGAGGCCGAGATGACCGACCGGGACGCGGGGGAGGCGGCGTGATGGACCGCACCACTCGCGCCAACCTGTACATCGCGGTCGCCGGCCTCCTGATCGTGCTCGCCTCGGTCCTCGGTGCCGTGCTTGCTCCGCCCGCGGGGCCGCGCTCCGTTCCGGTCGACTTCACCCCCGAGACCCCGCCCGCGGGCACCATCCCCGCGGCGGCGCCGTGATGGCCGGGACGAAGGGGTTCGACCCCGCACCCGTGCTCGCGAGATTCCCGGGAGCATCCAACGGCGAGGTCGCCGACCTGCTCGGCGTCACGATCCGCACGGTGAACCGGTGGCGCAGCGGCCACACCGGCATCATCTGCAAGCTGGCCGACGAGATCGCCACGCAGCATCTCGGCCTCCACCCGGCGCTGCTGTGGCCCGAGTGGCTCGATGAGCCCGAGGCGGTGGCCTGATGGCCGCGCTCGTGGCGCTGGCCGCCGGCGCAGCCGCGGCGGGCACCCTCGCCGTGCTCATCCTGTGGCGCTCATCCCGGCGCGAGGCCGCGCATGTCCGCCACGTCGACGCCCTCATGGCCGAGGCCCTCGCCGAGCTCCGCTCGTCCGAGCGTGCGCTGCTGCACGACCAGTTCGACCAGATCGTCGCCGACAACTGGTCGGACGACGAGGCCGACGTCATCCGCGCGCTAGAGGCCGACCAGTGAACGCCACCCGACGCGTCCTCGCCGGTCTCGCTACTAGCGTCGGAGCCGGCACCGCGATCGCTCACCTGTCCAGCACCAGCTGGCCCCGGTTCACGGTCGGTGCCGCCATCGGCATCGCCGTCGGCGCAGGCGTCATGTACGCCGCCCACGCCCGCTGGGCCGAGGCCCACCACTACCGGCGGGTCTGGCTCGAGGTCACCCGGGTCCGCGACCTCGCGGACATGGCCGACCACGACCACCGCAACGCCCGACGCTGGGAGGAGGCGCTCACCGCGATGCGCGACCTCCACCTCGAGATCGTCG